CTAGCTGGCAAAGACATATATGCATCAATAATATCAACTCTATCATCATAAATAATTGGCACCCCAGTTGTTTCTGGAGTGTGTTCAAATTTATCAATAATTAAAGTTTCAGTAATTAAATCCATTGTAGTTCCAGGCATATTACCAAGACTTCTAATTGCTGTTAACTCATCAAATAAAGTTGGTTGTTTAACATAAACAAATACTCCTTTACTTTTAGGTAACTCAACTTTATGTCTTTCTTTGATAATATCAGCACCTGGGTATGCAGTAAAATTAAATGTACTTGATGCTTGAACTGTAACTGAATGTGTGTTTGAACATCCTGAACATTTGACTTGATAATTTCTAATTTCTTCATAAGTTATATGATAAAGACCATAAAGCAATGCATCTCTATCTTTCAATGTAACAGTTTTTAGAAATGAATCTAAATCTGTAACATTATCTGGTTTAGTAACTAATGAGTCAAAAATGCATGAGTTTAAATGTTCAGCAACCTTAAGAGGAGTTACTAAACTACCTTTTAATCTTTCTTCCTCTTGTACGTTCATAGAACGCAAAGTGAAAGATTTCTTAGTCTGAGGAGTAATAACTTCATACTCCGGATACTTGATATTAAATCCTGTGAATGTCATTTTGAATCTCCTTTCGTTCGCTTTTACATTAATCTAGTATCAGAAATTTGTTTCTCAATTTTCTTGAGAACATTAGAAAATGTCTTTTGACATTGTTCTGGTTTTATAGTCTGAGCACATTTAGAAATATGTTTTCTAACTTCATTTCTTTTAGCCGCCAGACCATTGAGTTTAAATTGTTTTAAACATCCTTTTTTATCTTCTTGTTCTCTACAAGCCTGAGTAGATGGAGCAAAAATTTTATAATATGCTTTATTACCAGATGCTAATGCTGATGCAATAATAATAGCAGTAACTAAAAGACTTGCTTCCTGTATAATAACAGTATCTAGAATTTGCTTTCTATTAGCAGCGTACTCCACATATGCTAATAACGAAAGCTTCTCAGACTTTGACAAATTGCTTTCATAAATACAAAATGCAGCAATTGTTCTGAGATTATTCGTAGATAATTTATTAAGTTCCTGAAGATTGCTTTTGTCCATAGCCCTTTACAACGTTCTTTACGTTTGCAAAAGTATTAGCTAATGATTGGCACTTTGTTTTAACCCAGTTTTCTCTCCAAGCATAATCAACGTTAAATTCAATTTCAATATCTAATCTACCAACTGTTTCAACGTCACTGATGAATAAATCTTGAGGATCTTTTGAAGGGAAAACTCCATCATAACATGCAAAAAATTCAACTGTTTTGGCATCGGGAGCAGTTGTCCAGTAATAAACTAACCCAGCATATGTTTTCTTTGTGTATCCACTTCCGTCATCTGTATCTTCTAGGTCAGTAACACCAGTTCTATAATCTCTAATCATCTTAACCCAACCATGAAAAATGTCTAGAATTGGTGTCTTGTTAAATTCAATAAACTTCATTGAGACAGCATTACCATAATCAATATTTCCTGGTACTGCCCATTTAATACCGCCTAACCCAGTGTACTCAATTTTATTTAGAGTACCTCCTGGAATAGTTGAAACTCCAGTACAAGATGCAGCAAGAATATTTTTAATTTCTCCTTCTGACGAAATTCCACTGTTTCCTGTACCTGCAACATAACTAGCTAAACCAGTTGGAAGTTTATCAAACCAAACAAAATGATAACCAGTTACATAAGGATCAGCAACACCAACTGTAGTACCACCGAATTTTCTAGTCAAAATATTTTCGCCTAACTGAGCAAAAGAATATTTAATAGCCATTTATTTATTCCTCCTAGATTGCTATATAAATCACACTTTATATTTAACACGTCTTTGTATAGCATCGAACACAGAATTCCAATCTCCGTCTTCGATACTAATAGCTTTATCATCAATGTAGAAATCAGCAGCTAATTTTTCTGCTGTAATTCTATCAAAGTAAATATCATTTTTATTCAACCAATCTGCAACTTTATATATTTCTTCTGAAGCATCTCCGCCCATTTCCACTGCATTTTGTTTTGATGCTCTAGTTGTGAAAATAACTATTTCATACCCTTGAGACTTTAACCAATTTATTACTTCTCTAGCTCCTTCAAATGGATCATCATATATACTACCATCTGAATAACCTTGTGAGTATTTATGAATAGTACCATCTAAATCAATCATCGCCCTTCTAGGCATAGTTGTTATCTGTTTGTTCTCAGGGTAAACCGTATATAAAACTTTCTTTTTTCGGAAAGGTTTTGAGAATGAATCCATCGGGAAAATAGATTCATTACTATTTGATTTATTTCTCATTATTTACCTTATGCAACATTTTATATTTTGTTCTAATTTTTTAGGCAAACCGGTTGCTGAAAACAATTTAATACTATATATATTAATACTTGAATGAATGACTTAACTATTTTTTTAATTCTTAAATAAGGAGAAATGCGTGAAAAAAGAAATCAAAGTATGCACAGGATCAGTTAAAATATTTTCAAATGATAATTATAGAATTATCTTTGATATGAAAAATGGAGTTGAGATTCTAACTGGAATCAATGGAAAAGAAGATCCATTCGTTTTAGAACTTCCTTCTTTATTAGATATTGGAATAATGGGAACCTGCAAAAGGAAGTGCCCTTTCTGTTATCAGGGTCATGAAGATAAACCAAATATGAAACTTGAAGATTTCAAATCAATAATTAATCAAGTTAGCCATCACGTTAATCAAGTAGCTCTTGGTGGACGAGGCGATCCAAATAAGCATGAAAACTTCAAAGAGATTATTGAATATTGTAGAAATAGCAACATTATTCCAAACTATACAACGAGTGGTATTGATCTAACAGATGAAGAAGTTGAAATCTCAAAGATGTGTGGTGCAGTTGCAGTTAGTGACTATAATCAGAAATTTACTTTTGAGGCAATAAAAAAGTTTACAAAAGCTAAGATTAAAACTAATATTCATAAGATTTTTTCTAATGCATCATATCAAGAATGCTTGCAAATTCTTTATGGATATAATCCTTACAAAAGTAATATTTCAAATAGAGGCGGAATTGTATATAATATTGATCTCAAGAAAATCAATGCAGTAATCTTCTTATTATTCAAACCTCAGGGTGCTGGAAAGAATGTTGACTTAAGACCATTGCCTCATCAAATTAAATTATTTTCTGAATTAGTGGTAAGCAAGAAACGAAGAAAATGTAAAATTGGTATGGATAGCTGTTTAGTTAATCATGTCTTAAAATATGTAGAAATGGAAAAAGTACAAAGAATGTGTGTTGACACATGTGAAGGTGCCAGAATGTCAGCATACATTTCTCCAGATATGAAATTTATGCCATGTAGTTTTGCAAACTCAAATTCAGAAACAAAATTGACAGATACAAATTTACAGGAGATCTGGTTGAATGGGCATTCTTTCTCGTATTTTAGAAAAGTGTTATCTAAAACTTCCAACACCTGTCCAATCGAATTATGAAAGGTATAAAATGAATATGAATAATGACGACCCAACTGATCATAGAGATTTAAATATGTCTATTGATAATTATAATATATGCGAAGTAGTTGCAGTTCCGCAAAATTTTGATATTAAAAGTTTCTTATCTATGAGAGAACAAATGGGTATGTTTAAAGCAAAAAATATTGATTCAAAATTATTAGAAGCTGTCTCAATGGCAGTAACATGTTCTCCGATTTTTTCTAGTATGAATAATGCATTAATAAACCCATATGTATTTTCTTATTTTCTTCATATTTTAGATGAATTAGGACTTATCATTAAAAATTATCATAATCCGATTAGAAAAAATTATCGTGATAAACCGTATTTAGAATTTTGTCAACGCTGGGAAGAAGGAAGATATACTTATATACGAGGGCAAGAAGTTAAAAGAATTAGTTTTATAGTTATAAATATTGTACAACTTTTTAGTCAAGATGTAATTGATGAAGCAAAGAAAGCTCTAGAGGATATTGAAAAATTTCAAACCGATGCAAATAAAAAAATGGAGGAGATGTGCTCAAATACATAATAGGATTAATGTTGTTAGGAGCTCTTATTCTTACTATTATGGAAGTATTTTCTGGAACTAAATGGGTATGGTGGTTTGAGATAATATTGTGCTGGTTATATTATTTGATGGTAATGAATCCAACTTTAAAATATCTTCAAAATAAACAGAAAGGAACACCGCAGTGAAAATTTTCATTACACTATTGTTTGCACTATTTCTTATAGTGCCCAATGTATTTGCTCAAAAAAGTATTGGAGAAGTTGAAGCGGTACAACGTATTATTGAAGGAAATGATAGAATTAGAGTTATCCGTATTGATGACCCCGATAATCCTTTCGTAAGTATTTATTTTACAAGTATTAAAAGTGGTCAATTCTTTGCATTAGCTGATCCAAGTAATACTTCTATTGCAACCAGACTTACCAGCCCTGTTCCTGTTGATAAAGATGGAAAGCAGATTGTAAATAAAAGCACCCGTCTTGAGATTGCAAGTGTATCAAAATCAATTGGAACTAAGGAGATGAAGATCGCTCGGTGGTATGATGCAGAAAAGAATACTCTTGTTTATTTGGTCTACACAGACAAATGGATTGGAGGGTCATTGAAACATTCTATTTCTGCTGTTGCTCTTGGATTTCCGCCTGATAAGTAGATCCAACGAAAATAAAGGGTGATGTCTTTCGGCACCACCCTTTATTTTTTTCTAAAGATTATTGAATGAAGAAATTCAACTCAATTTGTTCAACAACTCTGGTTGGTTGTAGTGTAACATTAACATGGAATTTCTTGGTCTTCTTTTCATAATCAGAAGCGCCAACATCAACCGAGTAATTATACAACCCTCTTTTCTTTCTGATTACTTCTAAGAACTCAACTAATTGTGTTGCAACTTGACTCCAAGTAATTTCATCATTTTGTTCAAAGATAAAGTAACGACAGAAATCTTCAAATGCTCTCTTAATGTATAATACTAGACGAACAATATTTAGATCTTGTAGAGCACTTGCTTTTGCTTGTGAAGTCAATTGACCCCAAACTACATAACCAGGATTGAACTTAACAATTGGATTTAATTGTTTTAGATATAATTGATCTCTTTCTCCTAGTTTTGGATTGAATCTCAAGTCTTTAATTGTGTCAATTGTAGCTCTGTTGAAACCAGCAGCTGCAAACCATAGTTCAGCAACATTATCATTTCTTGGTAGAATATATGACATATGGAATACTGGAGATACCCACATATCAACGCCGGTAAATATATCATATACTTTACTATATGATTCATAAAGAGCTGCAAAGTATGTGTTGTATGTATGAACATTTCTTCTAGCATTTAATGATAGATTAACATTTGTATTATCACCATTATCCATAATACACACGCAGTCACGTCTGGTTCTACATAGTGTAACAATTGAAGATTTAACATCATCAGGGTAACCACAATCAAACACCATTGACATGTAGTAATTTTCTGTATCTAAAACCTTATCATCAATAAGTCCACTATATGCTTGGGATAGTAATTGTGTTGCTTCTGCTGTGTCTAGAGAACCATCAGATTGAATTAAATCTCCGTCTGACCCCTTTCTTAATGGAGCTGGTTCTGAACTAATAAAAGCTTCAGCTACACTACCATAAGACTTTTTAATTCTGTACTCAACAGAACCACTTGCATCAAATTCTACAACATTACCATTCCATTTCTGTGTTGCCCCTGAAATAACTCTACTATCATAAACCATAATTGATTCATCGTATGTTCCTGAAGCAGCACCAAGCCAACCCCAAATTTCATTTCCTCTAGCATCTTTTGCGATAACAACATATTCATACTCTGTACCTGAAATAGTTTGCCAATCAGTAAAATCTTGTTTGTTATCTGTCAATAAAGCTGAACCAACTGTTAAATCAGCAGATGTAGTTCCAATATCTTTATCATATACTCTAATGTTAATATCATATCCTGATGAGTATCTTGCTGTATCTGCATCAATAATCATTTCAGCTCTTAACATACTTGAATAAAATGCTAGAACATCTTGAATCCATAGAGAGTCTCCATTGATATCCCTTGCTAGAGGATTAAAAGAAACTTCAAAAGATTCAATAATAACATCTTCTCCATCTGATTGTTTTTCATAGATGTCTAATGTATATGTATCCCAAAGAGTTGGATTCGCAACCTCAGTTAATCTAACAGAAATCTTGTTATACCATTGCCCTCTTCCAATTGGATACAAAATACAAATTGGATATCTAGTTCCATCTTGTAATAGATTTGTTTGTAACTCATCTTTGCTGTTAATGTTATTCAAATATGAAATTTGAAAACCAGCTGTAGTATCTAATGCTCCAAACAAGCAATCAATACTCATGTTTGCATATGCAGCATTATCTGAAAGAACTCTCATGAAATACAATGAACCAGACTCGCCTAAATAGTTATAAGCACAATATGGTCCTTGCCCAAAATTCTTTCCATAAGCTGTAATGTTTGGTTCACCAAATTCTGAAATGTAATCTGATCTTCCGCCGATGAACTTAAGTACGTTATCCTCTCCTTTCTCAGTTAGAGCAGCGATAAAACCAATTGTTGATGGAACTGCCTGTACAAATGTTGATAGGTCTATAATTTTACTATATACACCTGGTGAAACATTGGCCATGATATTTTTTCCTCCGAAAAAATTTTATTCTCTAATATTAATTACCTCTATTTATAATCCTTCTTTTCTACCAGGTCTAAAATTTTAAAATCCTTTAGAAATATAAGAACCACGCAAAGATCAATCTTCTATCTGAAGTTTTTACAATTGAAGGGAATGTAACTCTTGCAAATATATTGAATGGACCTGTATAACTCCCAGCATTACTTTCTGACGTAAATAGTGCTGCTTCGCTTAATTGTTTTCCATTTGCATCTGTAGATGCAATTGCTATTGAAACTTTAACTATTAAATACTTATCATCATTTAGAGAATCTATTTGATATTCAATTCCTTCAAATGGTTTTTTGTAAAATCCTTCTTCTGGATACCCAGATGAAATAACATGATAATCAGCACATGATGCATCTGTTGCACTAATCATAATTCTTGAAGATAAATCAGTTTGTGTAATTACTGGTGGCGAAGGATTGAATGGGTCTCCTGGAATAACCCCTCCATCTCCTAAACCAAACCAAGAAAGATATTCACTCTGACTTTGACTAATGTATGGATTAGCTAAATTAAATGCTCTAGATGCAAGCCATTCTCTTCCCATATATAAAACTAAATTATTTTTACCAATTAACTTTTTTGAACCATCCTCTAAAACATCATAAATCTCTACGAACCCTTTTGGAGATCTTACTTCACTAACTTTTCTATTAACGGAATCGTTCAAACAATGTTCACCATAATGTTCTTTAATAATGATCTCTGTAGTTTTGACTTGTTTGTCCATATTGATATCCTTTAACCGTAAAGACGTTTTCTGTGTAATTTTGTTCTAAATATAGCAAGCAATTGGTATATATATTAATATGTGAGAAACCAACTAACCTTTTAAAGGAGGAAGCATGAACATTCTCAAAGTTATCAACAATGGAAGTCCAGTTTATTTGATGAGGCAGAAACCATTTGATATCCTTAATCTGATGAAAGGTTTCAGCGTCGAGTTTAGGCAGGATGTCAAAATCATTATGGGTGCCTTTGATGTTCAGGGTACCTTGTTCATCACCTACCTGGAGCAGTTTCAGGGGTTCCAGCGGATTGACAGCATGATCACTCCGCTGATTATTAAAAACCGTTAGCCTATGAAGGAGGGCACAGTGCTATTATGGTATAGAGATAAAAACCATATGGTCAAAGTTAATGAGGGATTCGATTCATTGGAAGAAGCTGTTGGAGTTGCTGAAGAACTATCATATGAGTTCTTTCAGATTACGTCAAAAGAACACAAACGGGTTCTTAATGGAACCCGAATCTCTGGCGAATTACTTTGGAGGTTAGAGGGCAGTCATCGTCCTCTAATACCAAAGAAATATTAGGGGCGTGTGTTAGTATTCACACGCCCCTAGTAGGGCATTTATTTTTTTAGCTCAATAAGTATGTACCGCAATTAGAGCAATACTTATTGTTGGATGGTGATGTTGTACCGCATGTTTTACAAACTAACTTTGTTTGCACTGTAATGGGTTTCTCGACAACAACTCCGGTGTCTCCAGACCCTTTTAATTGAATAATAATAACTTCAGCTTGTTCAAGTTCTCCAATTGAAGTATAATTAAATGCTTGATATACTTCACTTCCTTTAACTGTAATTCCTTCATCTTTGTTTGGTTGATATGATAGATTCTCAACACTAACATTATAACAAGTGTTAACTTCTCCAACAGGCATAGAGCTATTCTGAACTGAACCAATCATTTGTCCAGAAGCACCACCAGACATTCCTCTCACACTACCTCGACTGGTTGATCCATATGTGTAATGCCAACTTGGTGAAGAATGATCATACCAAACATATGGATAACTAAAAGGATACTTATGAACTTCATGAATAATTGTTTTTGTAATAACTTCAGGTTTTGGTTTTTCAAATGCAAATTCAACTCTAACTAAACCATCATCGACTTTATCCCCACGATGATCTTGAATTTGTTTTGTTTTTTGAATGAATCTAAATGCATTTCGAGCTACATTCCCTTGCATAAATCCCATTAGTTCTGTTGAGTCATTTGGGTCTAAAACTAATTGATGATGATCCAACGCATCTTGCCCATCAACACTTACTTTAATTGCAGCTCTTTTTGTGTTTAGATTTTTTAGAAGGATGGAATATTCACTTCCAAAAGGTAGGTATACTGCTCCGTTTTGAACTCTTAGAATCTTTCCTGCACATTTTACTTCTACTACGAAATGATCTTTGTACGTCATGGCATTTCTCCTTGAAGATCACAGACTAAGATCTTGAGTATTTTAGTTTAAAGTCTGTTGGTTTTGCCCTACATTTATTTGTTCTAAATAATATGGAATATTGCTATATATATTAATGATTGAAAGAGATGTTAATTACCTAATTTATAAAGGAGGAATATGAAAAAAAGTATTATTAGTATAATTATCATCTTTGTTTTTACATCATCAGCATTAGCGTTCGATTTTTATTTCTTTGGCGTTAACCCTGAATGGATCAAGGAGAGAAAATGGGGGCAGGTTTTCCTTGGTGCAGTAACATCAGTCGTGGTTCATGAAGGGTCTCATTATCTGGTTGGAAAAGTAATCCTTGGAGGCGACTTTGAATTTAGGGGAACAGAACTCTGGTTTGAAAGAGACTTTTCTGAATCAGAAAAAGCGTGGATCAATAGATCTGGCTTCGTTGGACAAACAATAGTTGGTACAGTTCTTAATATTATTCCGGCAACCAAAGGGTCTGATTTCGCTCTAGGATTTAACACTATGACATTAATTGAAACTGCAACTTATCCCATTCGTTATAGAGGAAACGATGGAGATATTAAGTGGCTAGAAGAAAACTCCAGTACAGAACAAGCATATGTGGAATGGGGATTCTATACTGGTGCTGCAATCTTCAATACTTTTTGGGCAATTAACAACTCATTAAAGGAGGATTAATGGGACCATCTTGTGATCGCTGTGGTCAAGTTATGGAATTGGTTGAAACCACCGAGCAGGGGTTTGAGATTTACGCTTGCGGGTGGTGCGACTTGGGAGGAAAAGAGCACTCCACACCAATTTATTACAGGGAATTTACCTGCTGGTCTTGTGGCCTATTCCAAAGAGTCGGGGAAGACCGCAGGTCTATTATTCCAGGAATGGGGCACTATTGTATTAGATGTTGTAAAGATCTAACTGAATATTTCATGCGTATGCCACAGATGCGCGAACTTAATTACAAACTCGGAGGAAGGATTAATAACTATGTCTAAAACTTACATGATTACTGCAGATGATCAGGTGGTTGAAGTAAACGGTCAACCAGTTCCTAACTCCATAAAAGGGCTTCAGCACATTCGCGGAAAGGCTGAGCCAGGAGACCGGCAGAAGTACACCACTAAGGTCGATCCTTCATTGGTGAAAGAGTACATCAAGGGAAAGGAAACCGAAAATCTCGGTAGGACTCCGACAATGGTTTATGATTACTCGGAACCCAAATGGGCCAGAAAGATCGACCACTGGACTACCAATGTGGTCTGCTTCGGACTCGGTGCCGGTTTTATGGGATGCCTCTATTACTGGGGCGTCTTGCACTTCTTTGCCAAGTAGGGTGACCGAACGGCGGAGGAAGAGAGGGAGGCTTTTGGTCTCCTCCCTCTCTTTTTTTAGCTAAATATTGGCTTGAAAATTTCTGGTTTATCTATTGAATGTTTGTAATGTCTCCAATCTTCTGGATCTTGTTTTGGCCACATATAAAACTTTGCATTAAAGTTTCTTAAAAGACCATTTCTTGAAATATCAGCTTTAACAATATAACCACCAACTTGAGGGTGTAACCCAAGCCTTTTCAAATAATTACTTTGACCTTCAAATGTTCCGCATTGCATCCCAAAAATTGAACCAAACATAGCTTGAACTTGAATATGTAAATGCCCAGCCAAAACAAATCTAACACTTGGTTTCTCTTTAAAATCTCTTGAAATATTTGCTAGTTCATTATATACTACTTGCTCAATTCCTTTTTGAAGTCTGTAAGAATATGAATATGGCGCACCTCCTGCTGGGTGCCACATTTTTAAATCGACACCCGGTAGTATTGGAATATCAGCATCGTCAAACCCCACATAGTGAAAATCAGGTCGCTGCGCCTCAATAGCCAATAGGCAATTGTGCCCACCTCCTCTTTTGATAAACGAGTAATCATGATTTCCACCTAG